ACAAGCCTGAAGATGCAATGCTACGCCCACACAAGCAATCTACGCTTGAAAAGCAACAAGCTGACCGCATTGCCCGTAGAAAGATGATTGCCAATAAACTTAAAGACTTGGATAAAGAAGTCCTGTAATTGGAAATTAGCACCCTTTGGATTGAACGACTGCTAAAAAAGCAATTTCACAAGCACAGCCTGTGGGGTGACAAGAAGTTTTACGATCCGCAACTACATCCAATCACGCAAGAATTAGAGGGCAACTTCCCAGCTATACAGGCTGAAATCAAAGAATTGCTTAAGCGTTACGATGAGTTCGCTAATTTCCAAAGCATTAGCCCCGATCAGACATACATAAGTAACGATGACCGCTGGCGTATGTTCTTTTTCAAGGCCGCAGGTGTGAACTTTGGCAAGAACAAACAATATTGCCCAGTAGCTATGTCAATCGTTGATAAACACAAAGATGTCATTTCAGCTTATATATCGGTACTTGGCCCACGCAAACTGCTAAACCCACACGAAGGCCCTTGGAGTGGAATTCTGCGGATGCACTTAGGGGTAGTAGTACCTGAACACAAGATGTGCTCATTACACAATGGTGGGGAAGTGTACTTTTGGGAAGAAGGCAAGTGTGTGCTGTTTGACGATACTTACACCCACATGGCACTAAACGACACAGACAGCATAAGAGCCGTACTGTTCTTAGACATCATGCGACCACTACCCCAGCCTTGGAAGTTCATTAACTGGGCAATTCTTAGACTATCAATACTGTTCCCTTACATTTGGATTCCTTACTTCCGTCATAAGAAATGGGAGAAGGCGTTTTACAAACAACAGGTTAGCTGATAAACTTAATGTATCTTAATCAACCACTTGGATAAGGTATGAGTATTAAACAACAAACAAATAATCCTAAAGGTAGACCCAAGGGTAGCCCTAATAAGTCAACAGCAATGGCTAGAGAGGCTATTGCACAGTTCGTTGATGGTAACGCTCACAAGATGGAAGAATGGCTTGAGCAGGTCGCTAAAGGCGTTAAAAACGATGAGGATAAATACATTGTTTTGCCTAACCCTGAGAAAGCGTTTGGGATGCTACAAAGCGTCATGGAATACCATGTGCCAAAACTGGCCCGTACTGAGATGGTAGGGGATGAAACTGCTCCAGTAGTCCACATTTACAAGTGGCAAGATGATTGAAGTAGTCCATGAGTTTGAATACAAAGCTAGGGATGCGTTTAAAGCGTTCCACAATCGCAAAGAACGCTGGGCGATACTGGTATGCCATCGAAGGGCTGGCAAGACTGTAGCTTCTATCAATGACCTGATTAGACGGGCCATTAAAGAACAAAAGCCTGATGGCAGGTACTTTTACCTTTGTCCACTTTACTCACAGGCAAAAAGCGTAGCATGGGACTACCTTTTACGCTTCTCAGCACCAGCATTAGCTAAAGCCAATCAATCTGAATTATGGGTTCAACTGCACAACGGAGCTAAGATTCGCCTGTTTGGGGCTGATTCTCCTGACAGTTTGAGAGGGAATTATATTGACGGAATTGTGATGGATGAATATGCCGATATGAAGCCCCGTGTATGGGGTGAAATTATCAGGCCAGCTTTGGCAGACAGGGGCGGTTATGCCGTGTTTATTGGGACACCCCGTGGGCACAATAGCTTCTACGACATCTACAAGAACGCTGAAAACAATCCCGATTGGTATTCCAAGACATTAAGAGCAGATCAATCAGGCCTATTGCCACAAGCTGAATTAGAAGATGCTCAACGCATGATGTCATCCAATCAGTACGAGGCTGAGTTCCTTTGCTCATTTGAGGCGGCAATTTTGGGGGCCTATTACGGGCAGGAGCTACGCAGGATTACCGATCTTGAGCGTATTACAACAGTTGACTATGACCCAATGTTCCCTTGCCATACTGCTTGGGATTTGGGGTTTAATGACAATACAAGTATTTGGTGGTTTCAGGTGGTTTATGGCGAGATTCGGGTGCTGGATCACCACTCATCCAATGGTCAAGCTATTCCGTTTTACACAGGATTATTGGCACAAAAAGAAGATGAGTTTGGGTACAAATACGGCTTCCATTATCTGCCCCATGACGCAAGAGCAAAAACACTAGCAAGTGGTGGTAAGAGCATAATCGAACAAATTTCTGCAAAAATTGACATAAAACATCTAAAAATCGTTCCAAACCTGTCATTACAAGACGGAATACAAGCAACAAGGCTTGCATTAACAAGAGCATGGTTTGATAATAGATGTGAAGAAGGAATCGAATGTTTGCGTCAATATCAACGAGAGTGGGATGATGATAAAAAGATATTTAGGGATCGCCCAAAGCACGATTGGACAAGCCACTCAGCAGATGCGTTCCGCTATCTCAGCATTGTATGGAAAGATGAGGACAGCCCTATCCTCAAAGATTCAAGGATTAAAGGACTTCATGTCGGGGAAACGGATGTAACCCTGAACGAGATGTGGAAAGAAACCCCTAAAATAGTTAATCGCAGGATATAAATATGGAACACACATACCAAGATTGGTACAACACCATTGCCCAGTACGAGCGTACATTCAAGGAATGGGAAGGCCGATCAGACAAGATTGTTAAGCGTTATCGTGATGACCAACGCAGTCGCAACAACCCTAACGCTAAGTTCAATATCCTGTGGAGCAATGTCCAAACCATTACCCCAGCGGTATTTGCCCGTCTACCAAGACCTGATGTAAGCCGCAGATTCCGTGACAATGACCCAATTGGGCGTGTAGCGTCAATGATGCTTGAAAGAGCATTGGAATACGAGATTGAGCATTATGGTGACTACGCTAGTGCCATGAAGCAATCAGTACAGGATCGCCTATTAGGTGGTCGTGGTACAGCTTGGGTTCGTTACGAGCCACATATTGTTGGTGAAGAAGGTGGCATGGGCGAAGATATGCCCGATGATGGCCTACAAGTTACTGAAGATATTGACGAAGCTGAAACTGAAGGTGGCATCCATCGTGAGAATCAAGAGCGTATTGAATATGAATGTGCTCCAGTAGATTATGTCCATTGGCGTGATTTTGGCTTGACTGTTGCCCGTACATGGGAAGAAGTAACGGCAGTTTGGCGTAAGGTTTACATGGGCCGCCCAGCATTGGTTGAGCGTTTTGGTGAAGAACTAGGCGATAAAATTCCACTAGACACCAAGCCTGAAACATCCAAGACATTTAACGAAAAGATGGGCGAAGGTGCATCTGAAGCCGTTATCTACGAGATTTGGGATAAAACTACAGGTCAAGTGCTATGGCTATCCAAGTCATTAGGCAAGATTCTTGATACCCGTGATGACCCACTTAAGCTAGAAAACTTTTGGCCATGTCCAAAGCCAATGTTCTCTACCCTTACAACTGACAGCCTAATCCCTGTACCTGACTTTGTTTTATACCAAGACCAAGCCCGTCAGTTAGACACGCTGGCAGACCGCATTGATGGATTTATTCAAGCACTTAAGGTTCGTGGCGTATATGACGCTTCTGAGCCATCCTTGGCCCGTCTATTCTCCGAAGGTGAAAACAATGCCTTGTTGCCAGTTAAGAACTATGGTGCATTTAGCGAAAAAGGTGGATTACAGGGTGCAATTAACCTAGTAGACATCAAGCCAATTGCTGAAGGCTTGAACATGGCTTATCAAGCTATGGAGCAGGTCAAAGGTCAAATCTACGAGATCATGGGCATTGCTGATATTCAGCGTGGTCAGACCGATCCTAACGAAACATTAGGTGCACAGATTATCAAGTCCAACAACGCTTCAGGGCGTTTAAAGACTATGCAACACGATGTAGTGAACTTTGCTACCGCCTTATTGCAAATCAAAGCACAGATTATTTGCCAGCATTTTACCGATGACACCATCGTTAAGATCAGCGGTGCATTGCAATTATCCCCACAAGATCAGCAACTTATCCCACAAGCGTTGCAACTCTTAAAGGATGAACCTGCTAAAAACTTCCGTATTGAAGTAACTACGGATTCCATGATTTACCAAGACGAACAGCAAGAAAAAGCTGATCGCATGGAGTTCTTGCAAGCTGTTGGTGGATTCTTAAGCCAAGCATTGCCAGCCGCACAAGCAACGCCTGAACTTACACCTATGCTAGTTGAGATGCTGAAGTTCGGTGTAACAGCGTTTAAAGCTGGTAAAGGTCTTGAAGGTCTTATTGATGAAACTGCTGATAAGTTCCGTCAGCAAGCACAGGCTAGTGCAGGTCAACCTAAACCACCATCACCTGAACAACAGAAGATGGAAATGCAAATGCAGATCGAGCAAGCTAAGATGCAAGCCGAGCAACAGAAAATGCAGATGCAACAGCAGATTGAACAAGCTAAAATTCAGGGTCAGATTGAACTTGAGAAAGCCAAGCAAGAGTATCAAGCCCAAGAGAATCAGCTTAAGTTCCAGTTGGAAGATCAGCGTAATCGTGAACAGATGCAAATGGAAATGCAACTTGAGCAGACTAAGCTGGACACAACCAATAACAAGGAATTGTTGCTGGCATACTTGAACAATGCGGCTAAGATTGAAACAACCCGTATTTCTTCAGGCTTAGATACTGGTGAAGCGGCTTATGCTGACAATGTACAAATGGCAAACATTTTGCAAGATCAATTAGGATATTCAGACATGAAAAACCACCCATTACAACCAGCAATTGAGAATATGCACTCAAGCAACCAACAGTTAGCTCAAATGCTTGCTATGTTGCTAGACAAACTTAGCCAGCCTAAGACTGTAATTCGTGGTGCTGATGGCAAAATTGCTGGAGTTCAATAATGGCTATTACAGTCAAGCATTTAAAGGTATCAGCAATACCTGACAGCGGTGATGACACGCTTATTGAGCCGTCAGATTGGAACGCTGACCATGAATTAACGGGTACTGTTCCTGTAGCCAATGGTGGTACAGGTGCGGCAACCTTAACTGGGTATGTAAAAGGTAATGGCACTTCTGCCATGACTGCATCATCTACCATCCCAAACACAGCAATTACAGGGTTAGGCACAGCTTCTACAAAAGATGCTGGTTCAGCCAATGGTGTAGCAACTTTAGATTCAGGCGGTAAAGTTCCAGTTAGCGAACTACCAGCCGCAGTATTAGGAGCACTTAGCTATCAAGGCACTTGGAACGCATCAACAAACACACCTACTCTTGCAAGCTCAACAGGTACTAAGGGTTACTACTATGTCGTTTCTGTCGCAGGATCAACAGACCTTGACGGCATTACCGATTGGGTCGTTGGAGATTGGGCAGTATTCAACGGATCAGTTTGGCAACAAATCGACAATACCGATGCTGTAACAAGCGTAAACGGACAAGTTGGTACAGTCGTATTGGGTTATGCAGATGTAGGTGCGTTTCCTGCTACTGCAACAACAGGCACAGGCAATGTGGTTTTAGCCACAAATCCTACAATTTCAAGCCCAAATATTGATGTAGTTGATTTTGATACTACTTATGCAACAACCTTAACTGCTGGTCAATTAGGATGGGATGGCAACAATACTTTAGCTTTAGGCATGGCTGGCGGTAATGTCATTCAGCATATTGGTGAAGATTCATTTTTTTACATCAAGGCTAGTTCTGCAATTACCAAAGGCCAGTTAGTCATGTTTACTGGTGCTGTTGGTGCTAGTGGCGTATTAACTGGAGCACCATCAACAGGCGTAACCAATCCCCAATACATCATGGGTGTTGCGGCTGAAAGCATTGCACTTAATGGTTTTGGTTTGATTCAATGGTTTGGTGAAGTAACAGGCATCAACACCAACGGATTTAATGAAGGCGATGTGCTTTATTACGATTCAGCCGTTACTGGCGGTTTAACCAATGTATACCCTACAAGTGGAATTATTGTCACAGTAGCCGCAGTAGCTAAAAAATCTGCTGGTGGTGGCGTATTAGCCATTAGGGTTAGTGCTACTGACAGAATTACAGCTTCTACAGGCATTTCTGTAAGCCAAAATGGTACAGGCACAACTGTAACTAATACCGCCCCTGACCAAACAGTAAGCATTGCAAGTGGTACTGGTATATCAGCAACAGGCACTTATCCTGCGTTTACAGTAACAAATACAGGCGTTACTTCTGCCGTAGCTGGAACAGGGATTAGCGTATCAGGCTCAACTGGTGCGGTTACAGTAACTAATACTGCTCCTGACCAAACTGTAGTGTTGACTGCTGGTACTGGTATTTCAACCAGCGGTACATATCCTAGCTTTACAGTAACCAACACCGCACCTGACCAAACTGTATCGTTAACTGGTGGCACAGGGATTAGCACTAGCGGCACATACCCTAACTTCACCATTACCAATACCAGCCCATCAAGCGGTGGAACAGTTACAGCCGTATCAGTAACTTCTGCTAATGGATTTACAGGCACATCAAGCGGTGGTGCAACCCCAGCCTTGACTTTAACTACATCCATCACAGGAATGTTAAAAGGCAACGGAACAGCTATTTCTGCTGGTACTGCTGGTACAGACTATGTAGCTCCTGCAACTGCTACCAGCTTTACTGCCCAGCAATATTTTGGCAATGTGGCTTTAACTGATGGGGCAACAATCTCATGGGCGGCTAATACTGCACAGGTAGCTACCTTTACATTTGTATCGTCTAACCGCACTATGGGTGCTCCAACAGGCTTGGTAAGCGGTGCTTATTACGGCTTGGCAGTCATTCAAAATGGTGGATCAAACACCCTTACATGGAATAGCGTATTTAAATGGGCTGGTGGTACTGCTCCTACGCTATCAACTGCGGCAGGTGCTAAAGACTATTTCGTATTCCGTACAGACGGCACAAATATGTACGAGCAAGGCCGTAGCTTGGGCGTTGCATGATAAGTGCTTTTCAGTCCAATGCGTTTCAAAATAACGCATTTCAAGTAAATACAGCACCCCCTGTAGTCAATGATTTACGGGGTGGTGATGATGCCACATGGACTGAAGAAGATTTAAAACGATTACGCAAGCTATCTGCCAAGATTGCTGAACGCCAACGCAAGTTGGAAAAAGCGGTCAAGGATGCAAACGCTGATCGTAAGCAAGCGTTCAAAGATAAGATTGATCCCAAGCCAGTTGCAAAAGTTAAGCAAACTAAAGTACAATCAAAACAAGAGGTTAAAGCTGGTATACCGCCAGTTGATACACAAGAATTACAGCGGTCTATAAGCTACCTTGAAAACCAACGGGATAACATCCTTGCGGCAGTAGCTTACAGACATGAAATGGCTCGAATCCAATACGAGTTACAAGTGCTAGAAGCCAAACGCCAAGAGGAACTTGACGATGAGGCTACTTTATTACTGCTCTTACATTAAATCCGCACACGGAATATAAAAAGGCTTACGAGCATCTACACGCTGGCAGATACGATGCTGGCTTTCGTTTGTTTGAGTACCGCTGGCATCCAGCAATCCTAGCTAATCAGACCCAGCCTTACCTGCGTGAACCTGCAAAGCCTGAAACATGGCGTGGTGAGAACCTATCAGGCAAGTCTATTGTGGTTCAAATGGAGCAAGGATTTGGTGACATCTTCATGTACGCACGATTCCTGCCAGCACTTAAAGTTTTAGGTGCAAAAAGGGTAGTAGTTTTGGCTGTACCTTCTATCGTTCATGTGTTAAGTCAAATGCAATGTATAGATCAATTCACCAACATGACAGAAGAAGGCCCAGCACACGATTGTGATTACTGGATTGGCTCAATGTCATTGCCGTATTACCTGTCTTGCATGGGTTCTTACGCTAAAAACCTATTTCCCATCACAAAAACCAAGGTTATAGCGTCAGAAGGCTACCTTGACGCAGAGCCAAGCGGTATAAAACGCAAGATTGGCGTTAATTGGGCGGCTTCTAAGGGTGCATTGCATTGGATTAAGTCTATTTCCAAGGAAGAAATGCTGGAATTAGCAGGTGCAGACGCATATTCGCTAAATCCTGAAGATGATGGCTACTTTGAGCCGTTGCCTAACGATGGCTGGAAAAAGGATTGGGCTAAAACAGCTAGTCACATGAAGGCAATGAAGGGCGTGGTTACTGTAGATACGGGAACTGCACATTTGGCTGGTGCTTTGGGCGTGAGATGCGTAGTTTTACTGCCAAAAGAAGAATTTGTATGCTGGCGGTGGAAAAATGCCCGATGGTACGACAGCGTTGTGACCCTTAGACCCCACGAATACGATCAATTACCTGAAATTTTAAGGAGGATGTAATGGCATTGGTAAAAAAGACAGTTACTTGCGTACATTGCAAGGTTGACCACGAAGAATACGACCCAACACAGTACGATGATCGGGAAAAGTACCTTGCTTACTGGAATCTGCCATTTGAAGGCCCTGAAGCTGATGCGGCATGGCAAGCAAAGCTGAATATGACCCCAAAAGAAGCCCCAATGGTAATGCCTGATATTGATGGCCATATTAGCATGGCTGATGGCACATGGGTATCTAGCCGTTCCAAGCATCGTGAGAACCTAAAGCGTAACAACTGCATTGAGATCGGTAACGATGTCCCAATGGAGCAAAAGAAGCACGAATTTAGCCGTAAAGAACAGCAAGAACGCAAACAGCAGATCGCTGAAATCGCATATTCAAAACTTAACTACCGATAAGGATCAATCATGGCTGAAGAATTAGACCGCAGAGAACTACTGGAATCCGCATTAGACCAAGCCGAAGAAGGCACACTTGAAGCACCAATCGAAAAGGAGATTGAAGTAAATGACGATCCAATCCAAGCCGAAAGTAGTAGCGAAGAAGGTAGCTCTGAAGAAAGCGATAGCCAAAAAGAGCGTGACGAAAAAGGTCGCTTCAAAGGTAAGTCCGAAGAAGCCAGTAGCAAAGACGATTCCAATCAAGAATCTGAGCCTGTGGCAGAAGCTAGTGATGTTTCTGACGAAGTAACACGCCCTACTACTTGGAAGAAGGAATACACCGAAGTTTGGGACAAGATGAAAGACGGCAAGCCGTTGAGTAAAGAGGAATTTGTAAGGTTTGCTGAATACGCCAACCAGCGTGAATCTGAGTACAAAAAGGGTGTTTCTGCCTACAAAGCTGAAGCCGACAATGCTCGCTCACTTACACAAGCTATTGGCCCATTTATTCCTGAGTTACAAAAGCATGGCATTTCACCTTCCGCATGGATCAACAACTTGGGTCGAGCACACTACACCCTAGCCAATGGTACATACGAGCAAAAGGTCGATATGTTCAATAGACTTGCTCAAGATTATGGAATACAATTAAATTCAGATAGCTTACAAATGCCTGAACAGGCGTATGTAGACCCGTATCAACAACAGTTAATGCAACAACTTCAAGCTACACAGCAACAAGTTCAGCAACTGTCAGCGATTCGGGAGCAAGAGGAAAATGCTCGGTTGACCCAAGAAATCAGCCGAGTAAGTAGTGACAAGGAGCGGTTTCCGCACTTTGAGATGGTAAGGGAGGATATGGCTCAACTACTTGAGCGAGGTTTAGCCCCAAACCTAGAAACGGCTTATGCCAAAGCGGTGCGTATGAATGACGAAGCGTACAAGCTAGAACAGGATAAACTCCTGAGATCAGCCAGCACACAAGCGTCTAAGGCACAGCAAGTAGCTAAAGCTAAAGCAACTGCTGTTAGTCCACGATCCGTTACTCCTAGCGGTCAAGTGTCTAAATCAGATGCAAAGGATAGACGATCTTTGTTGTTAGCTTCTTTAGCTGATGCCGAAGGTGGTCGGGTTTAACTTAATCTAATAAAGGAAATATCATGGCATTTGCTAACTCAGCAATCACCGATATTATCGCTACTACCATTCAAAGCCGTAGCGGAGTATTGGCAGACAACTTAACACAAAACAATGCAATTCTTCAGCGTTTGAACTCTAAAGGTAATGTTCGCCCGTTTTCAGGCGGTAATGTGATCCTTGAGGAAATCATGTACAACGATCCAAACACTAACAACGCTAACTCATATAGCGGTTACGAAGTGTTGAACATCACTCCTGATAGCCCAATTTCTGCGGCTCAATTCTCAATTACTCAGTACGCTGATAGCGTAACAATGAGTGGTTTAGAAATGTTGCAAAACTCAAGCAAAGAACAGATCATTGATTTGTTGGATGGCCGTATGCAAGTTTCAGAAGCTCGCCTTTTGAACCGCATTTCAGGTGACATCTATGGTGATGGTACTGGCAATGGTGGTAAGAACATTACAGGTCTTGCGGCCGCAGTTCCTACTTCTAACACTACTGGTACTTATGGTGGTATCAATCGTGCTAACTGGACATTTTGGCAAAACCAATCTTCCACAGGTGCTGATTCTTCCACTTTGATTCAAGCCGCTATGACTTCTGCCGCTATCAAATCTGTTCGTGGCACAGACAAAGTTGACTTAATCGTTGCTGGTAACACACTCTATCAACGCTATGTAGCTTCATTGCAAGCTATCCAGCGTATTGCTGGTGTAGACGAAGGTGCGGCAGGTTTTGCTTCACTCAAGTTCTATGGCGGTGGTATGTCTGCTGATGTGGTATTAGGCGGTGGTTATGGTGCACAAGAAACTGCAAACTATATGTACTTCTTGAACACTAACTACATCTTCCTACGCCCACACAAAGAGCGTAACTTTGTACCTATCGGTGGCGAGCGTCAGTCAATCAACCAAGACGCAATCGTTAAGTTGTATGGTTGGGCTGGTAACTTGACTTGTTCAAACAGCTTCCTACAAGGCGTGTTGACAGGTACAGCTTAAGTACCCACTAACATAACTTAAACCGAATAGAAAAGGAAAATTATCATGGCATATTCATTGCTCCCAATCGCTGGTATTGATTTGGTTGACTTGGCTCAAGTTAACTTAAACTCTGCTGGCACAGGCGTTCCAACAATTGGACCACTCGGACTAGAAACATTTGGTTCTGATGGCTTCCGTTATGTGTTCGCTAAAGCTGGCGAGGCTATTACAGCTTCAACAGCAACTTGCTCCATTAACGCTTCTACTTTTGTAGCTACTGCTTCTGCTGGTACATACCTAGCACCTGCAACTACAATGGCTTCAGGCGATTATGGCTGGTTCAGCAAGGCTAGTGTTTAATAGCAAAATGTAGTAAAAACGGGGGGTTACCTTAACTGGTAGCCCCTTTTTTAATTTTAATTAACCCTAACCACTTAGGAGATTTAAAAATGGCATTACCTTCAGATGAGCAAGGTGCAGACGCACGATTACAGGTTCGTTTCTACAAGCGAGCCGTTAAGCAGGAACAAGAAACATTAGATGCTGGCCGACCAATATACAAAGAATTTGACTTTGTGCATATTTGCGTTGCTGGCGATACTCTTACCGAAATTGATACTTTTGCGTTAAATAACCATAAAGTACGCTTCCCGATCCAATGGGCACAATATCAAAATCGTGTGGGCGTGGATGACCAAGAAGTTGTTGGAACTCCTGTTTCTGAGTGGCCAATCGTGTCTAAATCACAGGCAGAAGAACTACGGGCGTTGAAGTTCCAAACAGTAGAATCTATTGCAGGTGCGTCAGATGCACAGTTACAGCGTATGGGCATGGCGGCAGGAATGTCACCTTATGCGTTCCGTGACAAGGCAAAGGCATTTTTAAATCTAGCTACAAATGCGGCAGAAACTGACAAGCGTGAAACAGAAATTAACGCTTTGAAAGAAGAACTTGCCAAAAAAGAGTTAGAAACTGCTAAAATGAAAGCTGAAACAGATGCGAAGCTGGCTCAAATGCAAGAGCAAATGGCCGCTATACTTGCCGCTGTTGGTGAAAAGAAAACCCGTAAAACCAAAGCGGTAGCCACAGAGGAAGCCTGATATGTCAGCAACGATGCTTGAACTTGTACAACAAGTAACCAGCGAACTTAACTTAGCCGTACCTACTTATGTAGCAGGGAACACCAGCCAAGATGTGCAACAGATTCTTGCGTTGATGAATCGTGCTGGGTACGATTTGGTCAAAGAATACGATTGGCAAGCATTGGAACTGGAATATCGGTTCTACACAACTGCAATAACCACGACCTGCGATACTATCAATGGCACAGAACTTCTGACTGCTATTCCTAGTACCACAGGTCTGGACAACACCTATTCCATCGTTGGGACATCAATCCCCCAAGATACCTATATTGACGAAGTTATTGATGCTAATAGCTTAACTACAACACAGAAGGCTTCAGCAACCAGCGTTGGCGGTACAGTCACATTTAGTAAGACTATTTACCCATTACCACCTGATTACGAAACCATTACCGATAACACCCATTGGGACAAGACAAAGCATTGGCAGATGCTTGGCCCAGTTGACGCACAACAATGGCAATGGCTTAAGTCAGGCTATATTTCAACAGGCCCAAGGGTTCGTTGGCGTATTCTTGGCAATACATTCCAAATTTGGCCACCATACAACACCCAAGAATATCTAGGATTTGAGTACCGATCCAAGGGTTTTGTGCGTAGTGCAACCAATCAAGTTAAAAACAGCTTTACTGTTGACACCGATACATCCGTGTTGGATGACGCAATTATCGTATTGCTGACTAAACTTAAATACTTCCAAATTAAGTCTTTTGATACTACTGCGTTGCAACAAGACTACAACCGCTATTTAAGCGTAGCTAAAGCTAACGACAAGGGATCAGCAACATTGTCCTTTGCTCCTAGCCCAAGTGCTGTGCTTATTGGCTGGGCTAATATCCCTGATACTGGCTACGGCAGTTAATCATGGCAGTCGCTAAAAGACAGACTTCCATGACTGCTTCACTTCCTGCCCCTATTGGGGGTTGGAACGCTAGGGATTCATTAGCTGAGATGCAACCGCTTGACGCTGTAGCGATGATTAACTTCTTCCCTACGCCTACCGATGTAACCTTGCGTAAGGGCTACACCCTAACCGCTTCAGGTATTTCGGGCAAAGTTTACAGCTTGATGAATTACACGCAACCTGTAAGTTATGAATTGTTTGCGTTTGCTGGTAGCCGAATCTACGAAACTAAAGGTACGCTAACTACAGTATTTAATGGCTTAAACACCGCTAAGTGGCAACACATCAACCTAACTAACACAGGCGGTCACTTTTTGACTGCTGTTAGTGGCCAAGACCCAGCCCTTGTTTATGACGGCTCAAATTGGGCATTTCAGGCCACTACAACGACTGCACAGACAATTAGCACAATAACCCATGTTGGAGCAGTAGCAACGCTTACAACGGCTTCTCCGCATGGATTGGTGGATAACAACAGGGTAACTATTTCAGGTGCTACATCTTCTGAATATAACGGCACTTATGTTATCAATGTAACTGGTGCATCTACCTTTGAATACACAATGGCATCAACTCCTGCGGCTAACGCTACAGTAGTGGGTACATACACAGTATTTGGCATTACTGGCGTTAATTCCAGCACTTTGGCCAATGTCAATTTGTTTAAAAACCGCCTGTATTACTGCCAAGAAGATACTTTGGACTTTTGGTATGGTGGCGTTGACGAGATCAGCGGTGCTTTGACCCGATTCCCGTTAGGTGGCGTAGCCCGTAATGGTGGTTATCTGCAAGCAATGGGTACATGGACACTTGACGCAGGTTATGGCGTTGATGACTTGGCCGTATTTGTTACCAGCATGGGTGAAATCATCGTTTACAAGGGTTCAAACCCTAGCGATCCTGCTGATTGGTCACTTGTTGGTGTATGGCAGATGGGTCAAACCTTTAGCCGTAGGTGTTTCTTCAAATGGGGTGGTGATTTACTGCTATTAACCCAAGACGGACTTGTACCACTTACATCTGCATTGCAATCTAGCCGTTTAGACCCCCGTGTAAACCTTACAGACAAGATTTATTACGCTATTAGCCAAGCGGCAACCAACTACTTTGAGAATTTTGGCTGGCAAATCAACTATTTTGCTAGTGAAAATATGCTGATTCTGTCTATTCCTACCGATTCAGGCATGGAACAGTATGTAATGCACACTATTACTAAATCTTGGGCTAGATTTACCGATATTGAGGCCTATTGCTGGGAGGTTTCAGGTGATGCGGATATACATTTTGGTGGTGATGGCATTGTTGGCGATTTTTATCAAGCAACTTCTGATAATGGATCAAATATTATTGCCACTTGCCAGCAGGCTTACAACTACTTTGAAACCCGTGGACAGCAAAAGCGATTTACGCTTGTACGCCCAATCTTGCAGACGGACAACGGAGTACCGACTGTGTTATGCGGTATATCCACAGACTTTGACACAGCACCTTTAACCAACCAAATAGCGTTTAACCCGTCAATTCTTGATATTGGCGTATGGGACACCGCAGTTTGGGATGATGCCAACTGGGGCGGTAGATTGGTCACAACTAAGATATGGCAAGGCGTAACTGGATTAGGCTATGCTGGCTCAGTTAACATAAATGTGGCATCAGCCAACATTGAGCTACATTGGGCATCAACCGACTATGTGATGGAAAAAGGATCAGTTATTTAATGCTTTGTTTGGACAAGGATATTGTCGGCCCATATATAGCAAGACATTGCAACATGGTGTGGACACCCGAAAATTCAAACGCAATAGGCTGGTTAAAGGATGGGCAGGTTTGTGCAGGAGTTTGGTACGAAGATTACAACAAAGTATCGGTGATGTGTCATATAGCCATAACAGGCAAAATGACCCCCGAATATTTGAATATCATTTTTGACTATCCTTTTGTACAATTAGGGGTAAATAAGATTGTAGTGCCTGTTTTAAGTGGTAATGAGGCATCAATCAAGTTTGTAAAGAATTTAGGCTTTGAGGAAAACGCTCGATTACTCGATGTTTCCCCTGATGGCGATATGATATTTTTTGTTATGACAAAAGATAAGTGTAGGTTTATAGGAGAAAGATATGGGAAAAGGCGGAGGCGGTGCACCACCACCACCTGATTATGCAGGTGCGGCACAAGCAACAGCGGCAGGTGATTTAGAAGCGGCTAGAACGGCCGCATTAGCCAATCGTGTAAATCAAGTTACACCTTATGGAAGCCTAACTTACAGCCAAACTCCAACACAGGCTTTGGATGCTGGTAGCTATCAATCAGCAATAGATCAATGGAAAGCAAGCGGATCACAAGGTTCTGCTCCTAATCCTTCTGATTTTATGAAGTTCAACGCTGATGCTGGATGGACTGCTACTCAGACCCTATCCCCTGCGGAACAGCAACTTCTTGATTATCAAAACAAAACAAGTATTGGACTTGGCGAATTAACTGGTAAAGGCTTGGGCTATGTCCAAGGCATGATTGATAAGCCATTTAGCACCGAAAACCTAGCAGACTTAGGTTTTGACGCTGGACAGTCTTACCAAGACGCTTATATGAAGCGTTTAGACCCACAGATTCAACAAGGCCGTGAGCAAACACAGCAACGCCTTGCAAATCAAGGCATTACTGTTGGATCAAAAGCATACGAAGAAGCTATGCGTTTACAAGGTCAAAAAGAAAACGATATGCTGTTGGGTGCTACAACACAAGGCTTTGGTACTGGTTTACAAGCCCGTCAACAAGGCTTTAACGAAGCGGCTTATCAGCGTAACGAACCAATTAACACCCTTAATGCTGTTAGAACTGGTGCACAAGTTACTAACCCTAGTTATGTTAGCGTTCCCCAACAAGCAACTACAAAAGGTGCTGATATGTTGGGTGCGGCAACTGCTCAAGGTAACTACGACACCGCTTCTGCTAATGCGGCACAAGCAGGTCAGTCAAGCATGACAGGCGGCTTAATGAGTTTAGCTGGTACTGCGGCAATGGCGTTTTAATGCAAGACTTCTTTAACCGCCACGAAAAGGTCGCATTGATGTTTTCAGGCGGTAAAGACAGCCTTGCTTGTTTGCATTTAGTAAAAGATTATTTAGACAAGGTTTTGGTGGTTTGGGTCAATACAGGGGCTAATTTCCCTGAAATTGAACAGATGATGCGTGAAGTTAAGTCAATAGTTACTCACTTTCACGAAATCAAGACAGATCAGCCATCATCAATTAAGTCTAAAGGTTACCCAGTAGATGTAGTTCCTGTGAATTACACCCTGCTTGGGCAATCAGTAACAAGTATTAAAGACTTTAAGGTGCGTAGCTACTTTGAGTGCTGTTCTGAGAACTTTTGGATTCCTTGCGATGCAGAGATGCGTAAGCTGGGCGTAACAGGGATTATCAGGGGTCAGCGTAACTCAGAAGGACATCGTGCCCCAATAAAGTCAGGTCATATTGAGAATGGGATCGAATACTACTTGCCGATCGAAAGCTGGAAAGATAGCGAAGTAATTGACTATCTGCGTAGCAAAGATGTAGTTATTAACGAAAGGCTGTCTATGGCCCATTCAAGCCTAGATTGCTGGAACTGTACCGCTTATATGGCTGAAAGTGCAGAACGCTTTAAATACATCAAAAAGAACCACCCTAGCAAGTACGAATCTATTGTCGAAATTGTAAAAAAAATTGATAATGTAATTACAGCGGAATCAAACATTTATAAAGGTTTTTTATGAATCCCTACCTATCACAAGTTGCCCCACAAGCGATGCAACAAGACATCTATGGTCAAGCCCCAGTTATGGACACTTCAGGTCGTGCAATGGCCCAAAATGCCCTAAACCAGCAAGGTTCACAGCTTGCGTCACAGGCTTTGGGAACTAGCAAAAACCCGATGAGTGGCATTGATCCAATGAAACTTGGCATGGCTTTGCGTAACATGGGCGATCAATATGGCGGAACGCCACAAGGTGCTTATGGTAGACAAGACCAGTACATGAAGTATTCCGCAATGAACCCACAAACACAGCAACAACAAATGCTGATGGATCAGGGTGGTGCTGACATGATGAGCCCTGTACAAAATATGCCTGTAGCTGGTGCTTACGGCCAACTAATGCCAAGCAATTAAGGAATAATCATGGCTTTTACTACTGGACAAGCTGGCGGTCAAATACAACCTATTGCTGGCGTTCCCGAACAATATGCTGGTGACGCACAAGAATTAGCCCGTTCACAGCGTTTAGCACAATTGCTAACAGCTTCACCTGCCGCTGAAGGTCAGATGGTTAGCGGTCGTTATGTACCCCCGTCTTGGACACAGCAATTGGCTGGATTAGTCAATGTTGGTACAGGAGCGTATTTTGCTAATAAATCAGAAAACCAACAGCAAGAATTAGCTAAAAAGTTGCGTCAAGGCGAACAAACCGCTATGGCAGATTTTATGGAGCAAAAGAAAGCTAACCCTGAACTTGCTTACTCTAATCTTTACACAAACCCTGTAGCTTCTGCGGCACAGCGTGAATTAGCGTTCAAGAAGATGTCAGAAGGCCCAATGAAATTAGGTGCTGAAGAATCTTTAGTTGACCAATTTAGCTACAAACCTGTTGCTACTGGGGCAGAAAAAACTGCTCCCGATGTGCGTACAGCGGCACAAATGCTTGGTATTCGTGGAGCACCTGAAACATGGAATCCACAACAAACTCAAGCTGTTGCCAATCAAGTTATTGCAATGAAAAAAGCAGGGGCAACGAATGTATCGGTTAATGCCGCTAATAAGTTTGCTGGTGGATTTGCTGATAAAGCTAGTGGTGGTGTTTATGATATGTACACAGCCGCACAAAACGCACCACAACAAATTGAAAACAGTAAGCGAACAATTGAATTAGTAAATAGCGGTGCATTAACAGGGCCAACGGCTGATGTTGCTTTGCAAGCGGCAAAAATATTTAATATTGCTGGAGCAGATAACGCAGACACAATTAAACAAACAGAATTGCTTGCCGCTAATCGTGGTAAAGCATTGTTAGCAAGCGTTAAACAATCAGGTCTTGCTGGTAGTGCAGGTCTTACTGAAGGCGAGCGTAGATTCTTAACTGACGCTGAAGGCGGTCGTATTACTCTTAGTGGCCCAACTCTTAAAGCAATGGCTGGACTTGAAATTAAATTGGCAGTCCAAAATCAAAAGAAATGGAATCAGCAAGCTTCTAAGATGGATAAAGACATTCTTAGTGCAACTGGGGCTGGCCCTGTTGAGGTTTACACAGGTATCGGTACTATTGATACAACCAATCCACTTTTAGTACCAAAACGATAATATGGCACTTGAACAGCTACTTGGTAATCCCGATTACGAACAAGCCAATATAGCGACTAAAAACGCTATTTTTGAAAAGTTTGCCAAAGATGACCCAAACTTTACTAAAGCCAATGAAGCTACAAAAGAAGCTATCAGAGATCGTTTTGGTATTAGCCAAGCGGCTATTGATGCTCAATTTCAATCTGCTGGAACACAAAGCGTATTAAACCCAAAATCTAATGAACGCAATCTTGGGGGCGTTGTTAAACAAAGTGCCATTAAAGGCGTTGCTGGTTTAGGCGATATTGTTGGTGGTTTTATTCCTGATGTAGAAAACATACTAACTTGGGCAAACGCCAAAAATGCACCTGTACCAGTCAAATCACGCCCTGTAACTGGATATTTGCAAAGACAAGGTGTTTTAACGCCTGAAAACGAGCCTAATAATCCACTTTACAAAGCAATTGACTTTACTACTCAGGTTGCTACAAGCGGTGGTTTAAACCCAGCGTCAATGTTTCGATCAGCAACCACTAAACCATTGCTAAATGCTAGTGCTGATATTGGAAAACAAGTTGGTCGTACTGGGTTTGCTGGTACTGTTGGTAGTGCAACGCAACAAGGCATGGAATATTCGGGAGCAAGCCCAGTTCAGCAAATGATTGGTACAGGCTTAACAATGACAGGTGCTGGTGCGGCAACTGGTGGCGTAAGGTCAACCCCTGCTGACATCGTAAATCGTCAATTAAAAGGCGTTACACCACAAGGTATGCGTCTTGCTGAGTTGTTGCAACAAGAATCTTACAAATTGGGTATGCCTGTAACTGGGCCTGAAGCTATTGCACAAGCAACTGGTAATAAAGGTTTAACAACTACTCAGCGTTTTTTAGAGCAAGCCCCATCAAGCCAAGGAACTATGAGCCAATTTATGGCTGATAGACCACAAGGCGTACAAAAAGGATTTAATGTAACTGTTGAAGGCGTTAGCCCAAATGCACCTACTTCAAGAACGCCTATAAACCTTGAACAAGCAGGGCAACAAGTAATTCGTGGTGCTGAAAAAGGCGTAACTGCAAGCGTTAATCCTTTTTATCAGCAAGGCGTTAACCAAATGCAAAATTTGCAAGCTGGAAAAGTATTGCCAGTTATGGCTAACGAAGTAGCAACATTAAGAAAAAATCCTGCTATTGATGACGCTATTAACCATGTAACAGGAAATTCTTATACTGGGGTCAAAGGATTGCCCGAAACTGATCCAAGGGTATTGACTGCCGCTAAAGTGTATTTAGATGCCCAATACAGCAATTTCTTAAATAAAACTGCTGGTAGCTTAGATAAAACTAAAGCTGGCAATGCGTTTGGTGGAAGTCGTGAACTAGACACCTATTTATCCGCTAAATCACCTGCTTATGCTCAAGGTAGCAAAAACTTTGAAGTTGCACAAAAGACCCAAATTGAGCCAATGAAACAAGGCCCAGTAGGTCAGATTGCTGAAGGTAATGTAGGTCGTGATGTATTGATGCCAACCGCACCAGTAGCCCTATATCCTGCTGATATTAAGCGTACTGCCGACTTGTTGCGTAGAAAGAACCCTGAAGCGTTGCCTGATTGGACACGCCAACAGCTTGAATCTACATTTAACGAAACAACACAAAAATTGGCAAGCGGTGAAAATCAGTTTGGAGGCCCTAAATTTGCGGCAACTATAGCTGGTAACCCACAACAGCGTAAAAATTTGCAAGCATTGGTTACGGAAACAGGCGGTATGCAAGCATGGCAAGGATTTGAAAAGTTCTTAGATGTTGCAGAAGCACAAGGCCAGCGTTTGCCAGCTAATTCCGCTACATCGTTTAATGAAATGGTTAAAAACGAGTTAGGTACTGGAATAGTATCTAAAGGATTGTCAATGTTCAAACCTTCAAACATTGTAAATTGGGCTGAAAATGTACAACTTGGCCGTAATGCTGATGTTTTGGCTAAAATGTTAACTGATCCTGATTCTGTTGCTAAATTGCAAGAACTTGCAAGAACTGGCCCAAGATCAGCTAAAGCACAAGTGATTGCAAATTCGTTAGCTGGGGCGTATGTTGCACCAAAACCTGAAATTACAGAGGAATCAAAATGAGTAGAAACGGATCGGGTACATATACCCTACCTGCTGGTAATCCAGTAGTAACTGGCACAACTATATCTAGCACATGGGCTAATAACACGCTTGGTGATATTCAGTCAGCACTTACTGGTTCAGTAGCGTCAGATGGTCAAACACCTATTACTGGCAACTTACAGATGGGTAGCAACCGCATCACAGGTCTTGCTGATGGATTAGCATCTACTGATGCCGCAACAGTTAGCCAAATTTCAGGGTTTATTACTACTGGCACAGCCATTCTTAAAGGCAATGGAACTGGCGGTATTGGTAACGCTGTAGCAGGTACAGACTATTGCGGTGTAACTACTGGTTCAACTGTATTAAAGGGTGCTAGTGGCTCTACAGCCGTAGCAACAGCAGGTACAGACTACACAGTAGCAACTGCCGTAACTAACTTTTCTAAACAACAGTATTTTGGCAATGTAGCCTTAACTGACGCTACAACCATTGCTTGGAACGCTGAAACTGCCCAAGTAGCTACTTTTACCTTTGTTAGCTCAAACCGCACAATGGGAGCACCTACTAATTTAGTTAATGGTGCGTACTATGGCTTGGCTATAATACAAAATGCTGGTAGCAACACTTTGACATGGGATTCTGTGTTCAAGTGGGCTGGCGGTACAGCACCAACACTATCCACAGCCGCAAGTGCAAAGGATTACTTTGTATTTCGTAGTGATGGAACTAATATGTATGAGCAGGGACAATCACTAGGGGTTGCTTAATGACTTTACCAGTCGTATTTACAGCTAATGGGCCGTCAGGCTATAACTTAACTAAATCTTTAAGGTTTAGAGAAAGTGCTTCTGCTTATTTAAGTCGCACTCCTGCTAGTGCTGGTAATCGCCAAATTTGGACATATAGCACATGGATTAAACGAGGTTCATTAGGTCAAACATTTTTGCTATCAGGTGAATCAGGAACTAATAATGATGAATATCAATATATTTACATTACATCTGGTGGTGTTATGCAATTTGTTATTGGTCAAATAGGGTCAAATCCGCATTTAACAAACTCTACTGCTGTATTTAGAGACCCATCCGCTTGGTATCACATTGTGTCAGTTTTTGATTCTACTCAAGCAACTGCCGCAAATCGTTGGCGTTTATATGTAAATAATGTTGAGCAAACAATGACTGGGACAGTAATGTCGCAGAATTACAATTCAGGCTGGATTAACAACAACACTCGTCAAGGAATTATGGGTAGATTGAACTACTCAACTTCTACTGGCGATGGTTATTTAGCTGAAACAAACTTTATCAATGGTCAAGCTCTTACCCCATCCTCATTTGGTTCATACAATTCATTAACAGGCGTATGGCAACCAGCCAAATACACAGGCACATACGGCACTACTGGCTATTATTTGCCATATACCAACACTACAAGCACAACTACATTAGGCTACGACTTTAGCGGTAATAGCAATAATTGGACTACTAATAACATTAGTCTTACTGCTGGCACTACTTACGATTCAATGACTGATGTACCTACATTGACAAGTGCAACAACAGCTAACTATTGTGTATTGAATCCGTTAAACAATGGTGGTATAGGCACAGCATCAATTACTGACGGAAATTTAAAAATTACATATAGTTCTGCTGACAGTCTTGCTCTTGGCACTATTGGACTGGTATCAGGAAAATGGTATTGGGAAATTACAGGTATTTCCGTCACTTCAGGAACAAATTTTACTGTTGGTGTATCACCATCACCTTATACATCCGCAAATTCTAGACTATATGCTTCAAATGGACAATACTATAATGGTTCTGCTTGGGCATCATATGGTGCAACATATACAAATAATGATGTAATTGGAATAGCACTTGATTTAAACAGTCAAACTATTGAGTTTTTTAAAAATGGTACAAGTCAAGGACAAAAAACATCAATCGGTTTATCGGGAATAACTGAATTTCCACAAATTTATATTAACAACTCAGGAAATAGTGCTGTTGCTAATTTTGGTCAACAAGGTTTTGCCTACACACCACCAACAGGATATGTAGCACTCAATACTTATAACTTACCTACTAGCACTATTGTTAAAGGTAATACAGTAATGGATGCTACTTTATATACTGGTACAGGAAGTGCATTATCTGTAACTAATACGGCTGGATTTAAACCTGATTTGGTTTGGCTTAAAGGCAGAAGTTTTACTTCTTTTAATGGTTTAATTGATAGCGTTAGAGGTAGGGCTTATGATTTATATTCAAATTCAACAAGTGCAGAAGAAACTTCAGGTAGCACAGAAGATTTAACATCATTTAACACCAATGGATTTTCTTTAGGTACATCAGCAAGGTTTGCTTCTAATAATAGCGGTCAAACTTATGTAGGCTGGCAATGGCAAGCTGGTCAAGGCACTACATCATCTAATACAAGCGGTTCTATTACATCAACAGTAAGCGTTAATGCTTCTGCTGGATTTAGTGTAGTTACTTATACAGGTAATGGCTCTAGCGGTGCTACTGTAGGTCATGGTTTGGGTGTAGCACCTAGTATGATTATTGTTAAAGAAAGAAGCGTATCTTCTCGTTGGGATGTTTACCATGCTTCAATTGGTGCTACTGGAAGATTGATTCTTAATGAGACAACTGGCACAGAAACATCATCAGGTGCTTGGAACAATACTGCTCCTACATCAAGCGTATTTTCCGTAGGAACTGCAACAGAAACAAACGAAAGTGGTCAGCCACTTGTAGCCTACTGCTGGTCAGAAATAGCTGGCTTTAGTAAGTTTGGTAGCTATACAGGTAATGCTTCTACTGACGGACCATTTATCTATACAGGCTTTAGACCTAAATATATTATGTTTAAGCGTTCTGATTCAACTGGTGATTGGTATGTTTGGGACACAGTAAGAAATACATACAATGCGGCTGGTAATGCTTTATACCCAAACTATAATATTGCAGAAGTTGATTACGGCACAGGTTCAGGCGGTATTGTTGATATTTTGTCTAATGGATTTAAATTACGCACAAACGGAGTTGTAGGAAACTCATCAGGAGCTACTTACATTTACATGGCATTTGCCGAAAACCCCTTTAAAAACGCTTTAGCGAGGTAATTATGTTT